GTCAATGTCACCGCTCGCCATTGCACCCGAGCCTGTTATTTGTTTGATATCGCCAATGTGCCCAGCCACAACAGATGCAATCTGCTGAATACGGCTGAACTGCCGTGTCTCTGGCAGCTTGCCCATCCCGATTTTTCCATACGTTTTGTTAATCTCCTTCAGCTGGGTGTTGTAATCCTTGTCAGAATTGATAAGACGGTCCTGCTGCCATTTTGGCAGGTCCTTCAATTCCTGCTCCTTCTTCTGTATATCAAGGAGGAGTTTTTGTAGTTCCATCTTCGTCTTAAGCACATCTTCAGGCGACCTGACAGCCTGTCTCTCGGAAATATTGATCAACTTCCGTTTGTATACCTGATCGACGCGCTGACTTATTGTCTGCTCATTTATGAGATTAATTGTCGCCTTTATCTGCTCAATCTCCTCCGGCAATTTTGCCTTAGGATACTTTGCCTCTGCTTGTGCCCTGACATCGGCAATCTCACCTTGTGTTTTTACGAGACCCTGCCGTGCCTCTTCACCGCCTCTACCAGACGCAATATCGGCCTCAGTCGGTGAAACACCAAGGAATCTCTGCGACATGGCCTTCTGTTCGGGTGTCTGTTGTCCATCAGTTTGGCCCATCATGGTCTTCGCCATTGCCGCCTTCCACTGCTCCACATCGATCGGTCCCGGCACCGTATCATGGTATGTGTTTCCGTTCGCATCAACCTTTGTGACGATCCCATGGTGCCCGGTCTTTGCCGCAGCCGAAAGGTTCTTTTGAAACCCCGGACTACGTGTCAACGCATCAAACTCCGTCGGGTCCATTCTCTCCCTCAACACATTCGATGTCTTCCACATAGCGTCTGCGTTGTGGTATGCCAATTTCGGGTCCATTTCCTCACCAAAAAGAAAATCCTTAAACCCCTGTAGGTTGACACCGAGGCTCTTTTTACTTGAACGTGATGTGTCAACCATACCACCGTGCCCATAGTTAGGTATAACCTGTGTGTGACCCTGTTGAACTTGGAACGATGGTTTTGCCTGCGCGATCATTTGGGCCATACTTTCTGCGAATCCCATTTCTACCCTCCTTTCTTACTACTACTACCAAAATCAAGCCCAAAGTTCCACGAATCAGAATCGCTGCTGGTTTGCTGTCCAATTGCATACGGTGTCAACCCCATCATTGCAAGGGCAAGCTGCACGTATGGATTGTACTGCTGCGGGAAAGAACCATCAACTGATTCACCCATCAACCACCGCTGTAGGTCGGCCTGCACCTTCTCTTGCAGTATCCCTCTCGCGTACTGACCGGCTGTACCGATCTGTGAAACGGCAGGCTGTGTTATATCGGTCCCGCTGCCAGCGAGTGCTGCCTGTCTACCCGCCGCCGACTCCAGTGCCGCCCTTCTTGCCTGTTCGTCTGTGTAGTACAATTCCGCCCTTTTTGAGGCCAAGTTCTGCGAAAGCTCCGTGGCGGCTTCAGTCTCCGCATCGGCACGCGCACTGCCCCAATAACCTGGACCGGCGTAACTGGATTTGATCTGCGGCAGGAGGACTTCACTCCACTCCTTCATCATGGGTGCCTTCACAGCGGATTGGTAAAACTGTTCGGTTATCTCCGGGTTGATGTCATACGCCGGCTTGCCACTCAACACACTATTGATCGCGGACACGCGCTGATCGAGGTTCCCACCTCCATACACACTATTAATTGCGTTAAAGTACGCCTGCTCCTCTGGTGTGCGATCCACGTACATTTGCCGTGGGTATGAGGCGACGGGGGCGTTCATCCCACCGACAACACCCATCAACTTGTTGAATAGTTCCTGCTGTTGCGGGTTCCAGACATCAACCTTGGTGGGAGTGCTTTCGCTTTTGCTTTCACTTGTCCCAAAATCTACCATCACAACACCTCCAAAATCCTGGCTTTGTCCAGTTTTATGTCACCCTTCAGTTTCCTCTCAAACACCTTATACTTTTCAGTTTCAAAATACACCTTCTTTACCATGTAGTCCTTCGCAACAATACGCAGCACATCTATCGCCTCTCGCAACACGTCGCCGGAGAAGGTGAAAAACTTCTTGTTGGACGTTATCCGCAGAACCCTCATTTCCCGCTCAAGCGGTTCCCATATCCCATACATAAACATTGTCACCTTGTCGTCCTTCTCCACATACGCCAAATTCCACACGTTTGGACATTTGTTGTACCAATCGGCCCACACCACCCATTCTGTCTTGTCTATCTTCCCTCCCCACTGATCTATCATCTCGGGTGGGAGTGATAAAAAGTTAACATTAAGTTTCCAAACGCCTGTAACAAGTCTCATGTTCTTGTCAACCTCCTGCTCCTTGCACGCTGTACAAACCACGGTTCGATCCACAACATCTGGAAGTCAGAAACACTCTCTTCAACATGCACCTTCACCCTCAAACTTTCAGTCGCCTTGTTGATCCTGACAGCACACTCAGTCCACGCACTCAACTCTGCAAACGTGTGTGGTGCGGACCATGTTGCCCCTTTATCTGTGCTGTAACTGACACTGAATGGTCCACCCTTACCCAACAGCCTTACCTCCATTGCACGCTGGGCGTGCCCAAACATCCAGTCCTTGCTCTCAAAGTCCATGCTCGATGTAACCTGGACAGTCTGTGACTCCCACGGTACTCCTCGTGTGTCCTGGTATACGTACCCATCCTTCGTGCCGATCAATGTGATTGGGGCACCAGATGGGAGTGGGGTTGTGAACCATATTATACCAGTATAGTCATCCCAATTGTCCGTCTTCGATGCCCATGTATCACCAAGCGGGATTGTATGGTAGCCAAATGCGGTTGCCTTTCTGCTGTCGAAGATGAACGACTCCTCAGTCATGTTGTATTTAATCATGAGGTCGTTGTCCACACCGACTGTTGGAACGCAGAACCAACACTCGTTAATCTCCTCGATATATACCGACGTTGATCTGTTCAGCTTCTCGTTGTTAACAACCTTCGTTGCCGTGCTGTACAGTTTGTCGAGGAGGAAATCACCAACGGGTGTGAGGTCAAGACCATCGAATTTGTAGATATTATCGGACCCGTATATCAACGTCTCCTCACCAAGCGATATTACACCCTTTGGGCAGTAGCTGCCGATACCGTCAACGCGGATTAGTGTGGTAAAAATATTTGTCCCGCCGACATACGCAAGCTCCCATATGGAACGTTCCTTTAAAACGAACAACTTGTCCTTCACCCTGAAAAATGCCACAAACCAATCGACTGTATCAACAAGATCAACAAATCCCGCACCCTTTGATGGGTCAGTCCATTCCTCCGGATCTGCCGTTGCCGACCACCTCACTCTTCTTGGGCAGGCGTATCCACTTTCAATTGTATACCCAAGTATCAGGTGGTTCATAAAGGGCACGATGCACTTTGCTGTTATTGTTGTCAACCCGCCAAGGTCCTCCATCTTGCCTGCGCCTGTCCACTTTTGTATCTTATCAACCCCATTCGCCATGATGTATAGATCATTGCCCGTTTTGTCAAGGAAGATGGTTCCGTGGATGTTGTCGTCATCGCTGCAAGTGAACGGAACGGGAGGGTTTGGTGGTGTTGCAGAAAGTTGATTGAGTATGGAAAATGTGTCGGTTGATTCATCGTACAAATAGGCGTAGTCTGTTGTGACGACAAGAAGATACGCTGATCCTCCCTCCGTGTAGAATGTGTCTATCAGCTTGATAGCTCCGGTTAAAGGCAGGTCTGCACTGAATGAGTACCACGGCACTTCCTTTCTCAACCCACCCCCATCAATACGCGCGCCGGTTATGTTCGGACCCGTCGTGTCCTGAATGAGTAAGGGGTTTTTGTGTGTATCAACACCCTTTGTTGGTGATATGACTGAGTATGGTTGTTTTCTCAAACACAACCTCCTGTAGTGCTTGATTATAAACTTTGTCGTCTTGGCATCACTGGCCAGACCTCATTATTGTAAACAATCGTCGTCGGAAGGTCCCTCAGTGCCTGTTTATATGTCCTCCATGCTTTCTTTTCTTCGGCTGTCATGGTCTCCCATTTATCAGCATTGCAGTACCTTACATCCACCTCATCAAGAAGCCGATCTCTCTTTGGTCTAATCTCGTTATCTAGCCACGCCTCATGATCTCTTTCCCATAGTCCCCCATTCCATACATAATAGAGTGAGGGTCGCTTGGTGACCTGGATATCTCTATAATCTATTGAATCCCCTTCATAATATTCACCAGTTGTGTGACTTATGTATGAGTTCATCAGAACCCCCTTTCAACAATCAGGCGGGATATCCCCGCCGCAGCTGACCATGTAATTGAATTGCGAGTGATGCTCGAAAAGTCCTTGCTCATGATTTGTGTCCGTGCCCATGGCGGGCCTTCCAATAGGGTGACCTTGACAACATCAGTACCGATATTGTGGTTCTTACTGGTAGGTGCTGAAGTCGTGGCAATGTCCCCCGTGTCGTATTTCCCTCTTAGCGCGTAATTTGTTACCGAGGTTACACCGGAACCATCGGTTATAGCCTCACCAAGAAAAACCAATTGTTTTGCTGCCCATGTAGCACCATCCCATTGGTACATTGTCATATCAGCCACGTTGAACCATGTATGTTTCATGTTAATGGCAAAGACCATGTCGCCAGAAACAGATGTCCACGATGGAGTATTATTTGAGTAACTTAGACTCCCGTTAGCGTATGCCGCCCCATTTGCCACATAGCTCTGTGACTGAGAGTAGTTAGTTGTGCTGACAGACCGATCATGCTTAATTACAAAGTGGTACTGGGTTCCCGCCGTCAGTAACGGCGGGGTGCTAAATGTGAATATGACATCAGCCCCTGGCGCAGCTGAAAATGAAGACTCAGCAACAGAATCAGATACTCCGTTTGTGACTACTGCGTTTGATGGCACTCCACCATTGTCCGTTTGGATTTCTACTGTTATGTTGCCTGTAGGCGAACCAACTTTGCTCATTTTTAAGATTATTGATTCAATATATGCGGCGCAAGACAGTTTAAATCCCTGGGCATGATAATAATTGGTTGAATTATCGTAACCCACGAGCCTGTAACNGTCCGTCGAGGAGTTCTTTTCAGTGATGAAGAGTGGGCTGGTACTATAGATAACGGGTGCCGTTTGCTTGCCCAAAGTTATTACACCTGTACTTGAGTTTCTTTCCGCGAATAAGAAATTTGTAGTACTACTGGTTAAAGATGAAATTGAGGTATCACTGTCTATCGTCCCTACATAATCGATAGCTCCATTTGCCCCATACCCGGCAGCGAAGGCTATTCTGACGGGGGTTGGAGTCCCGTCTATGTTCACTGCAAGTCCTGCTCCAATGCTGATAAAATTTGCATATCCACTCGCATCAATCTTAGATGACATGACCGTCTGACGCACAAAGCTACCACCGAACGAAGGGTTTATCCATTTAGTATCCAGATCATCACTGGATGCTTTTGCCAGTATCTGCCCTTCGCTTCCACCATCCGGCACCCCAATCTTAATTGCGCTTATCTTCATTTTCTTTGCAGCATTAGCATCGGCACTATCATTAATAAGCAAGAGATCGTTATCGGCGGCAGACAGTTTTTCATCGTATCCTGTGAAATCGTCTATTGGTGTATCAACCAAGGTTTTCACATCGTCGTAGGCAAGTTCACGTAACTCTCTTATCGCCTGTAGAATGTTCTTGAAGAAGGTAACCATCCTCTCCTTATTCTCCAAATCACTACTTCCAGGAACAGCCGGTAGGATAGTGGAGCGAGTAAGACGTGTGTTTATAGTACTCATGACTTCAACCTTTTTTCTATCGCCACACCAAACACGTTGAGCAACCCCCTAACCTCATTCCTCACCTGCTCCAACGCCTGCTGCTGGCCTATCGATCTTCCGATAAGGTTCTCAAGCGAGTCCGCAATCAGATTGAACGCACACATCTCAAACGGTTCGGGTTTTGGTGCGCCTTGTCCTTCAAAGTACTTTAATCCCTTCCTGTACAGACTGCATTCAGGATCACATTTCTTCATGTTGTTGAATGGACATTTCATAATCAATCCTTCGTACATATGATGCAGTTGTATGCAGCAGGCCGCCATGTTCCATCGTGAGTAATAGAAGATGCAGTATGGCGGTGTCCGCCACCCCCACCTGCCACTGCTGTACTCAAAGGTCCATACCCCGACAGGAGACCTTTACCCCCACCACTACTACCAACAGAAAAGTCACCGTAAGGACCATATTCACTGGCCGGGTCTATAACGTGGGAGTGTGATGGTATATCGGATATAGTCAAGGTATAGTATCCTGTATTACCAGATAAACCAGATACAGTCCAACTTCCTGTTGAGTGTACTCCACCTCCTGTCTGTCCACCAGCAGCACTCCCTTTTGTGATGAACACCAACTTATCATTAAGTGTGTCATCAATAGTCCATCCAGTCGGTGCAGTGTCTTGATAGAACAACATCTTCGTACCGGCAGGGAAGGCACCGAGGGCAATAGCCGTCCAAGCAGCATCAGTATAGATTTTCAACTTACCGAGCGTTTCATCGTAGGCAATTGCCCCCTCGCTCATACCAGTAAGCGCGTTAATCTCGGACGTTGTTCCTTTATAGAGGACGGAACATTTTCCTGGCTTGTGCTTGCCGGTTGATTTGAAGTCGTGTTCAACCTCCTCCCGCTCACTGATTGCCGTCTTCAGTTCCCGTATCTTGCCAGCACCGTATTTTATCTCGTCTGTATCAGCCGGTGATGTTTCAAACGTTGAATCCCACGTTGTTGACATGCTCTACCTCCTTACGTATTCCTTTTCACCCACGGGTTAAGGTGGTCATCGCCAAAAGGTTGTGGATCGACTGTGCTGAATGGTTTCGCAACAAGAACTTCATCCGGTCGTGTGTTTTCCTCACCCATTGACAGTCTCAGCATTTTGGTTGCAATTGCCTCCCAATCACCCACAACGCCTTGGATAATCTCGTGCGTTATGTTTATGGCAAGCCCAACGATGACGTGGTCAATGTTGGTGAATGGAGTTTCATCGGTGTCATCGGTGAGGCGTGCAGGCCACTGACTGTGCTGGATGTAGAGGGGTTTTGCCTCATTGGGTATGCGGTACAGTTCAATGTACTTTCCCCTCCGCGTGTACCATGAAGGCTTTCCCTCCCCGACCTGCTCCGTGTAGGGCACTACAGTGTCAAGCTCCCGCACCGGGACGTATATCAGCTTCCTGCTATTACTTTCATCCATATACCGTATCGAATATATATCCTTCGGGCGCACCAAGTTGAAGTCATTCTCAATGTGGTACAGTTTTTGAGACGCGACGGTGACTGCGTTCGTTGTATCGAGGACGATAAGATCGTCAAAATCCATTACGGCGGCGATCACATGGTGGGCAATGTTGACTGCCTCTTCTATGACGAGCAACGTCTCACCGTCATTCCCCGGCATCCCGAGATGTACGCGCCGCTTGATTTCTCCAAATGTTGTTGCCATCGCTACTCCTTCTTTTCCACCATGAGTGTGGTCGCTTCCCGTCTTCTAATAGCACCAACACCAAGTGCCCCCGCAACCGCTCCCTGTATTTTTGACCACATATCGACAGTATCCTTCTCCTCTTCCTTTGCGAACACGAGACCGGTTGCCGTGGACACGATAAATTCGTCGTGGAAGTCATACTCACAATCCGTGACATCGTCAACGAACGGTGTTGGATACTTCGTCGCCTTCACGTACAGATTGAGCGATGGTACGATGGAGGTGTTGAGATATACTGTCATCCCGTGCAGGGTGTAGAATTTTATGTGGTCCACTGTAGGGACGATCAAATCCCACCTGTCGAACGGCACATACCACAGCCTCCTCCCATTGTCCGCATCCCACATATGTCTAATTATGAGGATTTGCCCGTTAAATGGGGCAGCCGCCAATGAGAACGAGTCTTCTGATCCGGGCAATGTGTGGTCATACTTCACCTGCAATTCGGGCGGGTCGAACATCAACGCTCCAAGGATGATTGCCTGGTTTATTGCCTCATTCGCCATAGCTATCATCTCTGACGAATCGTCGCCGGTTCCCAACAGTACAAGTGTTCTGAATTCAGCCCGGTTCTTCATATTACTGCCCCATTGTCTTGAAGTCGTAGATTGAATCGTCGAACAGCACGTCGCCACCAGTCACGATAGATGCAGTGTTAGCTACATTAGCAATGACATCGATTGAAGCACTTACAACCTCAGGTGTAAACTGCTCCCACGTCTCCTTTTGTCCACCGGTTGACACCTTCTTCATTGCATCGGAGAAGGCCACCATACCGGCTGTTACCGCTTCCTTCTTTAAAGGTCCGGTACCATCACCCAACGCCGCCTCGGCTGCACCCATCAGTGCGATGGTTGCGGGGAGGGCTACTGTAGCTACGGGAGGAATTGCCACCCCAACCAGCGATAGGAGCGGAGCAAGACCCGACAAGCTCAACAGTATCGCCTTGATCTTTGATAAAACATCAGTAAATGTACTCATACTGCCTCCTTAATGTTCGTATTGATATATCCCGTTGAGGAATATATCAGTTTCTTGTGCCCGTCTCTTGACAAGCCCGTTCGATACCTTACCGTCGTCCAGCCTCCACCATCTGAACTGATCTGCCGCCTTGTTGTATTTACCCTTGTTCAGCAGCTTCAGGAGCGTTGAGTCGTAAAACCGTGACGCACCTATGTTGAACACGAGCGACACCAACGCATCGAATTGCTGCTGTGTCAGAGGAACCTTCACCACCTTGTCGACAAAATCCTCCGCCCACATGACATCGGTCTTGAACAACTCTACCGCCTTTTCGACGGTTATCGTGTTCGGCAGCTGTTCGGTTGGTTTGATAAGGTGTCCCCAACCTATGGTCCATCCGTCCTCATTATCCCAATATCTGTCAAGTTTCAACGCTTCCCAGCACTGGATAAATTTTGCCCCTTCATCACTTAAACGCATTCCATTTCCTCCCTAACCCGCATCTTATCCTTCAACACTTCCTTGTTTGCTCCTCTTGATGGTGCCAACGGTTGTTACCGCCGCACCGTATATAGCCGTCGCTGCCGGAATGATCTTCTCGATTGCCTCAATGATGGTGACGGTATTGTCTGCCATTCCACTCAGCGCGTCGGGCGTTATAACTGTGTCGAAGATGACCTGAAAGAGGAGACCAATGAACATGAAAACGACACCAAACAGCCTTCTCGACACGTACCACGGCTTCGGTCCACCCTTCTCCTCCTCATACACCTTCGTCACATTACGAAACGATCCAAGCAGTTTAATGTATTTGAACATTACAAGTCCTCCTTATTGTGGTGCTTCCCCACACATATGTTGTGTTCACCTTGCAGTATGTCAACCTGTTTGCACACCTTATCCATTCTCTCCCACAACGCAGTTTGATTCCTGTCCATCTTTCTCATAACATACGTCCAATATGATCCTGCAACAAGGAGAATTACACCAAACAATACCTGCACTGATGGTTCTTCAACAATCGAGCTTAACCCGGACAACATCGATATCATCTATTCCTCCCTCCTGTGATCTTCCCACCTGCCCTGTTCTGATGGCTGGCTGTTCTATATACCGAGTCGTCCGTTGCATCTCTCAATATGGAGTATGAACCTTCAATATAATGAGTACTGGACGCTGTTGCTCCACTTACCGTTAAGTCGTTTCCATTATCCGTTTCATCGTTCGCAACGTTGGCAGTTTTGGCCACTACTATTCTAGCATCGGCAAATACCACATTTACTATGGTCAGTACCGCAAAAAGAATAGCTATCAGCACCCATAAAATCTTCTCAATAGGCTTCATTAGTCACCTACCACACTGTATGTGGCTGTTACACTTAACGTGCCCGGCGTGTCGCTTATCGATGCCACGTCCAGTTTTATCCAGTCTCCACTATCAATCGATGCGTTGCTGAATGTGGTTGTGTTGGTATTGGTGGTTGCGCATGTGAGATCACTCGTAGCTGTGTCCAAACAGTTTGCACCGTTTGCATCACACTCTTGGATATTGATCGTCGCGCTAGTTGCTGCGCTCACAACACAATCGATTGCAGTGAGCGTCATTCCATACGGGGCCTTCATAATGACAATATCATCCGTAGCTGCCACACTCGGCACTACAACGCTGAATGTTTGCTTGTACGGTATGACTCGTTTGGCTGCGCCGTAGTATATGAGTTGATCGCTGGTTGTGTCAACCGCCACCTCCCCAGCCGCATCGACTGTCGGACTTGCCCCGTTCGGTACTTCCAAACTGGTGGCTCCACCGAAGTCATTGACGCCGGTAAAGGTGTTCGCACTGCCTACACCAGCCACTGTCGTTGAGGCTGACGGGAAGGTGTAGGTTTGACCGGTTGTACCGGAACCGTCTCCACGCTGTAGAGGAACCAATTTCTTATGCCGTAGAGTTCCGCATCG